CTCATTCCAGACAACATCAGCCACGACACGGTCGAGGCTCTGCAGACCCTGCTCGACCTAGCCAAGGAAGGCGAAGTCACAGGAATCGCGTTCGCCGTCACCTTGAAACGGCAGCGCTACATCACCAACGTCGCCGGCCACTGCTATCGGCACCCTACTTTCGCCAGGGGCGCCGTGGCGTTCCTGTCCGACCAGCTGGCCGGCATCGTGCACGCGCGCGATGCCCTGGAGACCAGATAGACAAGGTTTCCGCGCGGCGACAATGACGTGCGCCGATGTTGGCGCGCGTGGAGAAAGAACAAATGTCAGAGTTCCAAAAAGGCGACGTTGTCGAACTGAAGAGCGGCGGCCCCGCAATGACCGTGTCCGATGTGGGCAACTACAGCGGCATGTCACTGGGCCCCGAGGACGGCGTCAAGTGCGTCTGGTTCGAAAGCGTCAAGGGCGTCCGAACTGCATTCGAGAAAGTGTTCGACGCCGCGGTACTCACGAAGAAGGCCGCGTCTCCCGTCGGCCCTCTGCGCGTGACGCGCGGATAAGGCCACCCTCGCCCCCATCAACAGCCCGCCGCGTGCGGGCTTTTTCACGTCTAAGGGTTTTCTCCTACGAAATATTCTCGCGTGCTTGTCTAATTTGGTTTGACTTGCATGTCTAACGTGTTTAGACTTCGTCCAAGCGCTGAGTGGTTCGGCGCAGGAGAACAAGTTGAAAGCCTCTCTCTTCGCCCTCTCGATCCTCGCTGCCGCCAGTGCGCACGCGACCAAGCCCACCGCAGACATCCCTGACGCCGTATGCGGCAACGGCCAGCACACGGGCAACCCGCATTGCGCTCAAGTCCCCCCGCCTCCGGTGGTCGTTGTTGGCCCGCAAGGCCCGAAGGGCGACGCCGGCGCGCCGGGCAAGGACGGCCAATCGACCACCGTCATCAAGGAAGTCCCCGGCTTGCCCGGTCGCGATGGCGAGCGTGGCCCGGCGGGTCGCGATGGCAAGGACGCCGACATGGCCGCGGTCAACGCCCAGGCCTACGCGCTGCACCTTGAGAACGAGGCGAACGCCCGCAACGCCTACGCCGGCACGGCGAGCGCGATCGCAGCCGCGAGCATCCCGCAGGCACCCGAGCCCGGCACCAAGATCGTCGGTGCAGGCGTCGGCTACTTCCGCAATCAGGGCGCGCTGGCTGTCGGCATCTCGTGGCGCAGTGAGTCGGGCCGGTGGATCACCAAGGCCTCGGCATCGGTGGACACGCGAGGCTCTGTCGGCGTCGGCGTCGGCGTGGCTCGCACTTTCTGAGGCGAGTCATGAACTACTTCCCCTCTATCGAGCGCCGCGACAGCGGGCCGGCTCACCTGGACAAGACCGCTGATCCCGAGATCGGCTACGAAGCGGCGTACCTCAATGCCGTAGCGCACTTCACGCACCTGTTCGACGCCTGCGAGCTCACCGAGCTGGTGGACGAGAAGCTGTGCGCTCTCGTGAAGGCCGGCGACCCGATGGCCGTGGGCAAGCTGCTGATCCAGCGCTTCACGCAGCGCATCGACCACAGCGCACAGCGGAGCGCAGCATGAGCGCGCTCTACGATGCCTTCGCCGATCTGGCAACTGCGCGCCAGCAGGCCCTCGATGCTCGGCAGAAGCGGCTCGACGAGCAGGCGATTGCCGAGGCTCGGCGGTTCAGGGTGCCCGCGCTTGGCGCAGATCAGGTCGAGTACCTGTGGGCTACGGACTGCGAGGTGGACATCGTCTGCCACCTCGACTACACGGCCGAGGAAGAAGCCCAGCACTACGGCGATGCACCCTACCCGGGTTGCCCGGAGGACATGACGCTCTGCGCCGCCTATGTGCGCGGCGTTGACATCATGGCCCTCCTGTCTGACGAGCAGATCACCCGCATCGAAGAAGCGGCACTGCTGGCAAGGAGCACGCGATGAGCGCCGCCATTCTCCGCGCCAGCATCAAGCGGCACTTCCGATTCCTCACTGGCGCCGAGCGACAGATCTTCGCGAAGCCCGCGGGCGAGTGCCGCGCCGAGAACCGGGTCTATGAAATTGCTGCCCGCATCGGCGTGCGGCTGCCGAGGAGTCACTGATGGCCTTCCTCGATCGCCCCTTCGACCACATCGGCGCCGCGCGCACCTCGCGCGACGTGTGTCGCGACGCGTGCGCCATTGAGCGGCCAGCGCCTGCAGCCGGCGGCCACCGCTGGATCGTTCCCGCCTGCGCCCTCGTGACGCTGGCTCTGTTCGTCCTCATCGCATTGGAGAAGCTGCCATGAACATGCAATTCCGATTCGCCGACACCATCGGGCTGAAGGTGGAGCCGCGCGAGGTGGTTGCCACCATCTTCTGGTTCCTCGTTGGCAGTTCGCCGGCCCTGACGTTCTTTGCGTTCCAAGTCTGGGGCTGAGCCATGGACAACACGAGCTATCACGACCCGATCGAGTCAGCCCGGCTCAAGTTGCCGCGCCGGCGCCGCACCAGCTTCCTGCCGTTCGCCGCGGCGATCGTGTTCTCTCTTCTGGTCCTCCTGGTGGTCCACCTGGTGGGGCTTCACTTCCAAAACTGAAATGAGCACCGCACTTCAAACCCAATCCGGCGGCGCTGTCGCGCTGGCCGAGAACGACCTGATCGACGTTCTGACGAGTTCGCTCTATCCCGGCGCCGCGCCCCAGTCGGTTCGGCTGGTGCTCGGCTACTGCAAGGCCGCCGGCCTCGACCCGATGCAGAAGCCCGTGCACATCGTGCCCATGTGGGATGGCAAGACGCGCCAGATGCGCGACGTCATCATGCCGGGCATTGGCCTGTACCGCACCCAAGCCGCGCGCAATGGCTGCGCCGGCGTCACCGAGCCCGAATTCGGCCCGGACGTGACCGAGAACATCGGCGGCGTCAACACGACCTATCCGGCCTGGTGCAAGGTCACCGTGAAGCGCCGCATGGCGACCGGCGAGATCGTCGAGTTCACCGCCAAGGAATTCTGGCGCGAGAACTACGCGGTGAAGGGCGGCCAGGACAAGAGCATCGCGCCGAATGCGATGTGGGCGAAGCGCCCCTACGGGCAGATCGCCAAGTGCGCCGAGGCCCAGGCACTGCGCAAGGCCTTCCCCGAGATTGGCAGCGAGCCGACGGCCGACGAAATGGAAGGCAAGGTGTTGCACGCGGATGAGCCGATCCGCCACACGCCGATGCCGAGCACCGCCGAGGTCGTCGATGTCCTGCCCGCTGACCGTGTGCGAGTCATCCGCGAAGCCGCAGACAAGGCGATTGCGCAATTCGATGCGGGCAACGAGATCGCCGCCTATGAAGAGGTCTCGGGCCTGCAGGAGGTGGACGAAAAGCTCTACCTCTGGAACTACCTGAAGCCGCATTCCAAGCTGCGCGCTTCGCTGAAGAAGATGGCCGCGGCCGACGCGGAAACCGCTCATCGGGCGGAGGCCTGAGAACTGACCCTCCCCTATTTCTGTAGAAGGAAGAACATAAATGAGTGAAGCAAAGCAAGTCTACGAAGGCCCTGACGAGGACGCCGAGATGTCGCAACTGTGCTGCATTGATGACGCGATCTGCAAGCTGCAAGAGGCCAAGCGCTTCTATGACCAGCCGTCGCCGAAGTTCTCGCAGGCTGCTGGGTGCATTGAGGACGCCATTGCAGAACTGAACCGCATCCCGTTCGTTAGGTTCGTCAAAGTATGACTCTCTCTACCACTTCCCCAGGGGATGAGCGAACTGAGTACGAGCAATGGCTGAGAAGTCAGCACAAGGCCAGATTTTGGAACACTTCCGACGCGATGTTTGCTGCGTGGCAAGCAGGCCGTGCCTCCTCCTCTACCGTACAGCAGGTAGGAGCAGAGCCCAGCCAGAGCGGCAGTGCTGGAGAGGCGGAGGGGTTTGAAGCATGGGCGCAAACCATCCTTGGCGATAACCCGACTTGGCGCGAGTCCGGTGACGGCGAACTGGCTCGACAGGCTTGGAATGCCGCCCTCTCCCGGCAAGCGCCAGCAGCCCCAGCGGAGGTGGCGATCTTCAATAAGCAGAGGCTTGCGGAATACGTCGCAGAGTTCGCCCCCACCCCGGCAGAGCCTGCGCAAGCCCTTCTCGGATGGACTCGCTACGAGAAGGCACGCAAGCTCAACGTGGCCCAGTGGGCTGAGCTGCACCAGCGCAACCTAAAGGGCGAGAACTTCGACGACATGATCGACGCTCTGCCAGCAACCACGCAGCCTGTGCAGCAAGACACGGACGAGCCGGACCCGTGGGCGCTGCGATTCAAACGCGCGCTGTTGGCGATCAAATACAACGCGGTGTCGCTGGCAGACGCGCAAGTAATCGCCTTGCGTGCATTGAATGGCTTCGATGATTCCCCACCCGCTGAAAAGCAGGCGGCTCCGAGTGGGGAGGGAGAGGCATGAACGCGCAATACACGCCTTCACAGGCGCAATCGGACATCACGCAATACGGACGAGCCTTGCGCACGGGCAACGACAAGAAGGCCGTCGAGATCGAAGTGCGCTGGGGTCTGTACGGCTACAACCCGGAGATCGTGTCCACCGTCCTCGCATGCGTAGCGACCGGACTTCCGTTGGACGCTGCGATTGACGAAGCAACCGGAGCTGACCATGGCTGAGCACATCCTGAAGACGGACCCCGAAGTGTTTCACGCCGTCTGGCACGGGTTGAAGACCTTCGAGATTCGATTCAACGACCGCAACTTCCAAGTCGGCGACAGCCTCTATCTGCGCGAGACGACGAACACAGGCGAGCAGATGAATGCCGGCGCTCCGCTGGAGTTCACCGGACGCACCACCACCAAGATCGTTTCGCACGTCCTGACCGGCTATGGGCTCATGGATGGCTGGTGCTGCTTGTCGTTCGCCCGCGCAGTCCTCGCCCTCGCCCACCGGCAATCTGAGTGGCGATTACTGCCCGCGAAAATGCTCATGCCTGACCCAACGTGGGAAGGTGACGTAGACGAAGCCACATACAAGGCCGGCTGGAATGATTGCATAGATGCCCTCGCCGGCCAGCAATCCGAGCGGCCAGCACCAGCAGGGCAGGCAGTGGGGGAGCGGTGGCGCCCAGAGGTGATCGCATTCGCTGATGCCATGGAATCGAAGCTGCGTCAGAACGACTGGAAAGGTGGTTGGAAGGATGACTCGCCGGGTCAACTGATGGAGCGCGTGCGTGAGGAGTTCAGGGAGTTCCAGGCCGCGCATCTCGCCTACCCTCGCGGCACTGACGCCTACAAGTCGAACCTGCGCGACGAAGGCGCAGACGTAGCGAACATGGTCATGATGGTTCTGGACGTGAATGACGCCCTCGCAGCATCCCAGGCCGAGCGGCCAGCGGTGAAGGAGGGAGACTGACATGCGAGACAAGTATCAGCAAGCGAAGTTCGAGCAGTATTCCGAGCAGTTGGGCTACGGAGACTTTGAGGAGGGCGAGCCCGACGACGATGGCCGCACGCGCTACCGCAATCCCAACACGCAAGGGCGATGGAACTTCTGGGTTGCAAGCCGTGACGCCCTCGCTCTCCAGACCTCTGCAAGCGCAGAGCCAGTACAGGCTGTGGTGTGGGCGTTGAAGTTTCCAGGTGACGGTGGCCGACTGTGCTTGTCAACCATGTTCGACACGGAGGAGGAAGCCAAAGAGTATGCAGGCCGCTGCGAGTCGGCTGAAGTTGTTCCCCTCGCCCCTCCCCCAGTCACGGCAGCACGGGAGCAAGAGGCCAGCACAGAGGATCAGGCCGTTTACGCAAGCATCGCTGCCAATTACGCCAAGAGCCTGACCAGCACTGGAACCGCGAACCTGCTTGAAATGGTTGCTCTCTACGGGCACGCATGCAGCTTGCAGGACGACGAAGAAGCGACGCGCCTTTATGACGAGATCGACGCCTGCATGAACAACCGTCAGCCCGAGGCCAGCGCCACGGGAGCGGAGCCGACCGACGACGACATTCGCGCAGGCGTCCGCGCCTTCCAGTCCGGGCACAACGGCTTCGATGATCTGAGCGACTGGCGCGCGTTCTACCGCACTGTGAGCAAGCGTATCGCCACTCCCACCACCTCCACCACAGGGAAGGTAGACCATGCCAAATGAACTACCCCCTCTGCCAGACCCGGAAATCCGCAGCCCTGATGGCAATGGATTCAGCTACGCACAAGTACGAGAGATCCAGGCCATTGCTCGCGCAGAAGGACGGGAAGAGATGCGCGAATGGAAGGCGTCCCGCGTGAGGGATGAGGCACTGGAGGAAGCGGTAGGGCTCTATGAGTCAGAAGATGTCCTAGCTCCTGTTGGCAATAGCGCTTGGGGCGAAGCGTACCAAGAGGGCTGGATTGCTGGCGCACAGGCATATCGCGAGGCCATCCGCTCCCTTATCGGTACTCCTAAGAGCGCAGAAGGGGAAGGAGCGTGATCCACTATCACGGGCTGCCCATCACCCCCGAGACTGCCGCATCCGTGGCCCTCTCTGCCGGGCATGGCTTCGTCAGCTTTGCCGAGCCTCGGAACCTCGGGCTTGCCGCGGAAGTCTGCCAGTCGTTCGCGATCGACAACGGCGCCTTCACAGCCTGGAAGCAGGGCAAGCCGGTGCAGGACTGGCGCCCGTTCTACGAGTGGGCGGCGCAGTGCAAGCTGATCCCCGCGTGTGACTTCGCGGTGATCCCTGACGTGATCGACGGCGACGAATTGGCGAACGATGCTCTGCTGGCCGAGTGGCCCCTGCCGGTGTGGTTCGGCGCTCCGGTATGGCACATGCACGAAAGCATGGATCGGCTGGAGAGGCTGGCCGCTAAGTACCCGCGAGTCTGCATCGGCAGCTCGGGAGAGTTCGCCAGCATCGGCACCGCTGCTTGGTGGGGACAGATCGCCAGAGCAATGCGGGTTGTCTGCGACGACGATGGCCGGCCCATGTGCAAGCTGCACGGCCTGCGGATGCTGAATCCGGACATCTTCACGCGGCTGCCGTTCTCCAGCGCTGACAGCACGAACATCGGCCGGAACATCGGCATTGATCAAGCCTGGAGGGGCACGTACAGCCCTCCGACCAAGGAGGCGCGCGCCCAAGTCATGCGCGCCCGCATCGAATCTCAGAACTCGCCGGCCCGCTGGAGTTTTAGCGTGCCCGAGATCGAACTGCAACCGCAAGGGAGCCTGCTTTGAACACCTACCGCTACACATTCGCGGCCGAGTGCCCCAACAACGGCGAGATGGTCATCTACCGCCTGGAGATCGAGACCGACCGCCAGATTTACGTCGAGCACATCAAGACGGCCTGCGCCCTGCACACCGAGGGCTATCACGAGGCCATTGCCGCGGACCTGCATGCCCGGTTTGGCGGAAGCCTGCGCCTCAATGCCAACCATCACGGCGTCGAGATTGAGACGGTGCTGCACCAGGGGCCGAAGTGGCAGCCGTTCGCCCTGGAGGATATGGCAGCATGACCCCAGGTGACTACCTTCCCCATGAGGAGGGAACGACGTGAGCGAAGACGCAATTCTTGAACGGTTCGACCGGCTGGAGCAGATGATCGCCCGCATGCAGGGCGAACGGCTGACGCGTGATGAGATGTGCGCGCGACTGCGAATCAGCGGGAAGAC